CCAGAACGCGCACCGTCGCAGTTCAGGGGTTTTCAGGGTTTGGCAAGATAAACTAAAAACAGGGGGAAAATATGATCAACGAAAGCTTGAAGAGTTTGGCCACGCCAATCGACGACTTGCACACACTGCCCGGCAATCCACGCAGGGGCGACATCGCGGCCGTAGCCCGGTCGCTTGAGCGCTTCGGTCAACGCAAGCCGATCGTTGCCAAGCACAGCGACGGAACCATCATCGCCGGCAACCACACTTGGCAAGCAGCGAAGCAACTCGGCTGGAGCGAGATCGCCGTCGTTTGGACAGACGACGATGACAACACAGCCCACGCATTCGCGCTCGCCGATAACAGAACCGCCGAGCTTGGAACTTACGACGAAGACGCACTTCGAGCGATGATCGCGCAGCTCGTAAATGTAGATCCAGAATTAGTAAGCGACGCCGGCTACAGCCAAGAAGCGATTGCCGAAATTCTCAAGATGCCGGTTGAAGAGATTCCAATGGCTGGCGACTTAGATGCAGCACCAGCGAAGTCAAGAACAGCGCACAGCATTGAAGGCGATACATGGATCCTCGGGCCGCATCGCCTCGTTGTTGGAGATTCAACAAACCCAGAGATTCTAAACAAGGCACTCGGCGGCAAACTTGCAGATTGCATCTTCACCGATCCGCCATACAACGTCGCATACACCGGCGGAACAAATGAAAGCCTAACAATTCAGAACGACTCGATGAGCGACTTAGAATTCGAATCGTTTCTCCTTGCAACTTATGGAGCGATGTACGCAAACGCAAAAGACGGTTGCCCGATTTATGTCTGCCACGCAGATGGAAGTAGCGTCACATTCAGATCAGCGTTCAAGACTTCCGGATTTATGCTCAAGCAAATTCTTATCTGGGTGAAAGACAACTTCACACTCAGCCGCCAGGATTACAACTGGCAACATGAACCAATCATCTACGGATGGAAACCAGGAGCAGCGCATCCTTGGTTCGGCCCATTCAATGACTCAACCGTTCTCGACTTCGCAACGAAGGACTTGGACACATTGAGCAAGACAGAACTCGTAAAGATAATCGAAACAGCCAGAGAATCTTCAACCATTATCCGCGAGCCACGTCCACGCAGAAATTCAGAACACCCGACCATGAAGCCCATCAACCTCATCACTCGAATATTGAGCAACTCGGCAAATCGTGACTCGGTTGTTCTGGATCCATTTGGCGGATCAGGATCCACTCTGGTCGCAGCTCACACGCTCGGAATGACGGCAGCACTTGTTGAATTGGATCCGATATACGCAGACGTTATATGCAAGCGCTGGCAAGAACTGACTGGAATCCTTCCAATCAACGAACTCACCGGCAAGCCTTACGATTTCATAGGAAGCGACAATGCCTAATCCCCCAAAGACAATTGAGCAGAAGCGCAAACTTGGCAACCCAGGAAAGCGACCACTTCCAGATAAAGCAAACCTGATCGCATTACCAATGGCGCAGCAAACACCAGAACCACTTCGGCCACTTGGATCAGAAGGCCAGAAGATGTGGGAACGCATCTGGCAAGCAGGACGCGCATGGATTTCTCCAAGCACAGACATCGAACACGTGATGATTCTCTGCGAAACGATGGATGAGCGCGTCCAACTTCGTGCAATAGTTTTCAGAGGCGGAGAATGGCGCGACCGCGTGGCATTGCGCCACCTTGATCACCAGATAACTGCAATGCTTTCACTCATCGCATTCAACCCGGTCGAGCGTTCGCGACTTGGACTCGCAGAAGTCCAGGCACAGACACGCATCCAGGAATTGATGACGCGAGCACGTGGCTAAAAAGAAAATTCAATCATGGCCGCCGCGTTGGATAACGCCGGTGGCTATTGCAGATCGCAAACGCGGTGACGGCCCTTTATATTCTGAATTCGCAGAAGCCGTATGCAGAGTAACCAAAGACTCCGTCGCAGCACCAGCCGGTGAACTTTTACACCTGCGCGATTGGCAGAAGGAACTTCTCAACTACGCACTGGCACGCAGACCAGATGGCAGAATGAAACACAGAGTCGCCCTGATCGGAATGGCACGCAAGAACGGCAAGTCCGCGCTCGCAGCTTCGATGGGATTATCGGCGCTCACACTTGGCGGCAATGGTTCCGAAATTTATTCATGCGCAGCAGATCGAGATCAGGCACGCATCGTCTTTGGAACAGCAAAGCGAATGGTTGAACTTGACCCGGAACTTTCCTCAATGTTTACCCTTTACCGCGACGTGATTGAATACAAGGACAAGGGTTCGGTTTACCGCGCACTTTCAGCAGAGGCATATACGAAAGAAGGACTTAACCCTTCACCAATCGTAATCTTTGACGAAGTCCACGCGCAGCCAAACCGCGAACTCTGGGATGTTATGTCGCTCGCCGGCGGAGCACGATCCGATTCACTTCTCCTCGGCATAACCACAGCAGGAGTTAAGACGCAGGCAAACGGACAAGACAGCCTCGCATATTCGTTATACCAATACGGACAGAAGCTCGTAAAGGGCGAACTTGTAGATCCGTCGTTCTTCTTTGCTTGGTGGGAACCGAAGAACCCGGAAGCAGATCACAGAGACAAGCAGCTTTGGATTGAATCAAACCCCGGCTTCGCAGACATCGTCGACGCCGAAGATTTCGAGAGTGCCGTCTTGAGAACGCCAGAAGCAGAATTTAGAACCAAGCGCACAAATTGCTTCGTATCAACAGCAACCGCCTGGCTTCCAACCGGGTCATGGGAAGCCTTGATCGACACAGAGAGAACGCCAGAAGCAGGCGAAGACGTAATCCTTGCATTTGACGGAGCCTTCTCAAACGACAGCACCGCGCTAATTGCCTGGCTGCTTGGCGGAGACAAACCGCATCTCATGGTTGTAGGAATCTGGGAGCGACCAGACGACGCAGAACAGGGATGGCACGTGCCGGTCGCCGAAGTTGAACAGACGATCATTGATACATTCAGGAATAGCAACTTCCAAACCAAAGAGATCGTCTTCGACCCGGCGCGATGGCAGCGCACCTTTATGATTCTAGACGAGCAAGGGATGCCAGTCGTTTCTTACCCGAACAGCGCAGAGCGTATGGTTCCAGCAACACAAAAATTCTACGAAGCCGTAGTGAATCAAAGCTTCACCCACGACGGCGATGAAAGAATGGCAAGGCACATAACAAACTGCGTCACGAAACAATCATCTCGGGGCGTTATGGTTGCGAAGGCAAGCTCGAAGCGGAAAGTCGATGCGGCCGTAGCAGCAATCTTCGGATATGACAGAGCAACGCAACCAGCAGAACCAAAGCCACCAGTGGCTCGATTCTTCTCGGTTCAACTTTAGGAGAGCAATGAAAAAAATAGATTTCGCACTCGTAGCAGAAGTGACTGGCGTAGCATTAGCAACCACAGGAATCGCAATGCTTTCATTGCCGATCGCATTAATTACACTAGGCACATTCCTAGTATGGATAACAGAAAAGGCTAACTGATGAGTCTATCGAAGCGAATCAAAGCGGCAGAGCAGAAGCGCACAAACAATACCCAATGGGTCGAACCACTTATCCCAGGACGCCCTGCTTACATGGCTCCATCTGGAATTGATGTAAACGCAGACTCTGCAATTCGCATGTCAACAGTTTATGCATGCGTAAGATTGCTCGGCGATACGATTTCCTCGTTACCACTTGCAGCATACGTCCGACGCGGCAGAAACAGAATCTCATACGCCAGCGTTTACGGATCGCAACCAGCCTGGATTAACAAACCAAATCCAGAAGCATCGCGCCTAGAGTTTTACGAGCAGATAATCGCTTCACTTAATATTCATGGAAATGCATTCATCCTCACCGTTCGCGACGACATGGACGAAGTCCAAGAAGTCTATTGCGTACACCCGGACGACGTTCGCATTGAACGCCCACGTCCAGGAGAGCCAATCATCTATAAGATGAGAGATGAAGAAGGAATATACTCGCGCATTTTGACCTCACGCGAAATGAAGCACATTCCACTCTTCAGACTTCCCGGTTCGCTTTATGGCCTCGGCCCAATCGCAGCGGCTCGACTCACGATCGGCGCAGCGATGGCAGCAGACACATACGCAGCCGCCTACTTTGGCAACGCAGCAAACCCAGGTGGCGTCATTGAAGTGCCGGGCGAATTAACAGAAGAGCAGGCAGGCGACATCGGCCGCGATTGGAACATTACCCACACAGGGCCGTACCGGGCAGGCAAGATCGGAATCCTTTCAGGCGGCGCACAATTTCGCCCACTCACACTGAACGCAGCAGACGCGCAGCTGCTAGAAGCCAGAAGATTCAACGTTGAAGACATTGCAAGATTATTTCGAGTACCGATCAGCCTATTAGGACACCCAGTAGCAGGAGCGATGTCATTTGCCAGCGTTGAAGCACAGAACCTTTCATTCGTGCAACATTCACTTCGCCCGTTATTGGAACGCATTGAACAATCAATGTCGGAATTACTTCCAGAGCCGGACGGCTTTATCAAGTTCAATCTTGATGCATTGCTTCGTGGAACCACACTCGAGCGCTTTGACGCATACACAAAGGGCCTTCGCGAAGGCTTCCTATCATTAAACGACGTGCGAGCCGTTGAAGACTTAGCGCCACTCGGAGAAGCCGGCGATCAATTCAGAGTCCCACTCCAGAATATTGATGCAGGAGATGCACCAGATGTAGGACTCAAACTGCGAGCAGAGATCGCGGCGATGTTGATCCAAGTCGGCTTCGATCCAAAGGCCGTAACAGAAGCCGTCGGATTACCAACAATGACGCACACAGGAGTACCAAGCACGCAACTCCAGCAAGTCGGCACAATTGACCCGGCAGATCCGGCTTCGGTTTATGAGGTGGAATAAATGCCATATTTCATAAGCGAGAGCCAGAACGACTGCGCAGGATGGGCAACCGTTAAAGAAGAAGCAGACGGCGCATACACCACAATCGGATGCCACGAAGATAAGCAGGACGCCATTGACCAGATGGTGGCCGTTTCGATCGCAGAAGACATGGAACCAGGCGGCGAAGTCAGCAAGCGAGCCGTTGATTTATCAGTCCCGGCATTTATTCAGGCAAACGCAGAACGCGGCCTGAAATATTTGGCAGAGGGATATGGCGGCGACGGTCTCACAGAAGGAACCAAACGAGCAGCTCGCGAGATGGCAGCAGGCAACATAACCGAAAACAAGATCAGGAAAATGGCCCCCTGGTTCGCAAGGCACAAAGTAGACGGCCAAGCACCGAAGAACAGCAACCCATCCGATCCCGGATACCCAGGCGCAGGATTAGTAGCCTGGCTCTTATGGGGCGGAGATTCCAACTTCAGCGACCGAGCACAAAACTGGGCGCAGAGAAAAATAGACGCACTCGACGCAGAAGAAGACTCAAGGAGCAAAATGACAAAGAAAATCGAACGCCGCACCTTCACGATCAAGAACGTAGAGGCACGCCAGGCAGAAGACGGAACCATGCGCCTCTCCGGATACGCAGCCGTATTCAACGACGACAGCGTGCCGCTTCCATTCATTGAAAGAATTGCACCCGGCGCATTTCGCAAGACGCTAAACGAAACACCAGATGTGCGCCTTTTGATCAACCACGAAGGCCTACCTTTGGCACGCACAAAGAATGGAACCCTTCGCCTTAAAGAAGACGAAACCGGACTTTACATGGACGCAGACCTTCCAGACACTCAGGCAGCTCGCGACCTTTACACACTGGTCGAGCGCGGCGATGTTGATCAGATGAGCTTTGCATTCCGAGTTATTCGCCAGAAGTGGAACGAAGGAAGAACCGAGCGCACCCTCACAGAATTATCACTAGCAGACGGCGACGTTTCAGTCGTTACTTACCCGGCATATCCAACGACCACAGTTGAAGCCAGAGAACAGATTGCAGCAGCTCGACAGGCGATCAAAGAAGGACGCGAGATCACCGGCGAAAGCCTGATCGTAATTCAAGCCATCCTCGACAAGATTGACGAATCATACGAATATCTTGGCGAAGGAAAGTCAATGCTGGAAACGGTTCTCGGAATTTCAGAAGAGCCAATGATGGAAGAAGACGCAATTCGCGCAGTGGATACAGTCGGCAGTTTTGTATCGTGGGATTCTTCAGGTGGAACAGCACGTGGAAGAATTGAACACGTTATGCGAGAAGGCGTTCTAGGAATACCAGGAACAGATTTCTCAATCACAGCCGAAGATGATGACCCTGCGGTTTTGATTAGAATTTATGAGGAATTTAGAGATGGATGGCGAGCAACAGAAACTCTCGTAGGACACAAAGCCTCCACACTTACAGCAATTGAACCATTGCCAGAAGCAAGCCCAGAAGATGCAAGTCGCAAGATTTCTCTTCGTCTTGCGCAAGCAATCGTCAACAATACAAACTAGAATTCTGCTGCAATCAGCAGATACAAAGCCGGAGCGCCTCTCGCACCCAACATGCGCCGCGAGATTAAGTGAAACCACTTTGATCCAAACCCTAATCAGAAGGAGATCAACACATGTCAAAGTCTTTCCTTGATAAGTTGATCGAGCGTCGTGATGCAGTTAAGTCAGAGATGGACGCAGTTCTCGAAGCAGTAGCAGAAGAGAACCGCACTGACCTAACAGAAGAGGAAACCACAAAAGTGGATACACTCGTAGAAGAATCACGTTCACTCGATACAAAGATCGAAAAGATGAAAGCACAGGCAGATGCAGATGCAAAAGCATCAGAAATCCGCTCAGCAGTATCAGACGTCGTAATGCCACGCACTACAGGCACTGCAACAGTCACACGCGAAGAGCGTACATATTCACCAAACTCAGGTGCATCATTCGTGAAGGACGCATTCAATGCGCAATTCTCAAATGACTACGCAGCAAACGAGCGCCTTGCACGCCACATGCGTGAAGAGTCAATCGAGCGCCGCGATGTTGGAACAGCACAGTTCGACGGTCTTGTAATTCCACAATACCTCGTCGACCTTGCAGCTCCACTAGCACGCGCAGGACGCCCATTCGCAGACGCAGCGACAAACAAGATGACACTTCCACCAAGTGGAATGACTCTGAATATTAGCCGCATGACCACAGGAAGTTCAACAGCCGTTCAAGTTACACAGAACGATGCAGTATCAGAAACTGATATTGACGACACACTTCTAACAATCAACGTCCGCACAATTGCAGGCCAGCAAGATATTTCTCGCCAGGCACTAGAGCGCGGAACAGGCATCGACTCATTCGTGATCGCTGACTTGATCAAGTCATGGCATACAACACTTGACTCACAGATCCTCAATGGTGCAGGCACAGCCGGCACAATCAAGGGCCTTCGTGCTTCAGGCGGAAACGCAATCACATTCACATCAACAGCACCAACAGTCGGCCTGCTTTATCCAAAGCTTGCTGATGCGATTGCACAGATCCAGACAAACGCATTCGTTTCACCTTCACACTGGGTAGTTCACCCACGTCGTCTTGCATTCTTGCTCGCAGCAGTGGACAGCACAAACCGTCCACTTGTTGTACCAGCAGCAAACGGCGCGATGAACGCAGTAGGCGTAGGCGGAGCACCAGCATACGGAAACTCCGGATACCAGATGCTCGGACTTCCAATCATCACCGATGCAAACATCGGAACAACATACGGAACAACAACAAACCAGGATGAAATCTATTGCGTAACAGCAAGCGAATCTCATCTCTGGGAGCAGCCAGGATCACCATTCGCGCTTCGTTTTGACGCGACAGGCGCTGGCAACCTCACAATCAAGTCTGTCGTTTACGGCTACGCCGCATACACAGCAGAGCGCTACCCACTTGCAGCCTCGATCATTTCAGGCACAGGTCTAAGCGCACCATCCTTCTAAACGAAGGCAAGCACTAAATTGTGTAGGGCGAGTGGCCCACCCCCCGAGTCACTCGCCCTACACTTCTAAACAGGGGGAAACAAATGAAGACAGGACACAAAGTAACAATCGGCTCGTGCGATCCAGGATCCGTAAACGGATCATTCGCATACACACTGATCCAACTTGCGCAAGCAAGGAGCAGTAGGCTCGGGCCATTTGTAAGAATTAAGGGTTCCGGACTTTTATCAAAGCAACGCAACCGAGTGGTCAAACAATTTCTGGATAACACCACCAGCGACTGGCTTCTTATGTTGGACTCAGATGAGCAGCTCGGCGTCGCAGCATTTGACGCCTTGATCGACACAGCCCACGACAAAGACCGCCCGATCGTCGCAGGCCTTGTCTTTGCAGGATTTGGAGTGCCAGGCAAGCCTTACCCAAAGCCAGTCCCGGCAATATTCCAGGATTCAGATAACGGCTTCCTTCCACTTTACAAATACGACAAGAACGCAGTCTTCGAAATTGACGCAGCAGGAACAGGATGCTTGATGGTTCACCGGAGCGTTCTGGAGAAGATGCGCGAAGTCGCAGATCCAAACCAGGGCAAAGACTGGTGCTGGTTCTGGGATGGGCCAGTAAACGGAGAATGGATCGGCGAAGATTTATTATTCTGCCGAAGGGCAAAGGCGCTCGGATTTACGATCCACGTCAACACCGCCGCGATATTGCCGCACCAGAAGAGCTTCTGGATGGAAGAAATTCATCATGATATTTGGAAAGATTAAGAAGACCCGGCGCAAGCCGGCAAAGGAAACAGCAACCGCCGATCCCAAACTAGAACGCGCAATGCTGCCGAAACCGGAAAGAAGGACGAAGCGTGGCCCTAACTAATGCCTATTGCACCCTAGCCGAATTAAAGGCCTCACTTGCAATCACAGACAGCGTGGACGACACGCCACTAGAAGCAGCGATCACAGCAACCAGCCGCATGATTGACGACTACACCGGGCGCTTCTTTTACCAGAACGGAACGACACAATCACCAGTTGCCCGTTATTACACCCCACTCGATCCCTGGACGATGAACATGGACGACAGCGTTTCGATCACGCAAGTGGCCACAGACGACAACTTCAACCAGACATGGGATACCGTCTGGTCGACCAGCGACTACATGCTGGAGCCAGTAAATAACCCACAGCGCGGATGGCCAGTCAACCGCATTCTCGCAATCGGCCGATACGTTTGGCCTTATTATTTGCCACAGGCATGCAAGATCACCGGCGTCTGGGGATGGACAGCAACACCAGCAGAGATCAACATGGCAACCTTGATCCAAGCAGCTCGATTATTTACACGCCGCCAGTCGCCATTCGGAATCGCAGGAAGCCCGGACTTAGGCACAGTGCGCCTCACAGCCAAACTAGACGCAGACGTTGAAGCCTTGCTTCGACCATTCCGCAAGAACAATGGGCTGGCTAAATAATGCCGATGCAACCAAGCCAGGTGCGAGACGCGCTCAAGACAAGACTTCAAACCATTTCAGGGCTTCGCGTTTACGAATTGATCCCAGAACCAGTAACACCGCCATGCGCGATCGTCGGGCAGCTCGACTTCACATTCGACATTGATAACGCCCGGGGATTAGACCAAGCAAACGTAGATATTTATGTGATCGTCCAGCGCTTCTCAGAGCGAGCAGGCCAGGACAAGCTCGACGGATACCTTGCAGGAACAGGAGCCACATCCATCAAAGCAGCGATAGAAGGAGATAGAACGCTCGGCGGAACATGCCAAACATTGCGAGTGATCGGCGCAGAGTCCGGCACATACGACTCGCAATCTAATACATTTCTCTCGTACCGATACCGCCTAACAATCTGGGGATAAGGAGAACCAAATGACATACACAGTAATCTCAAACCGAGAAGTCTGCGGAAAAATCAAAGGTGACACAATCACCGCTAAAGAATTGCAAGATGCAGGAATCAGCGCAGAAACCCTGATCGCTGGAAACCACATCAAAGCAAGTAACACAGCACCACAAAACCCATCCATCAAAACCGAAACAGAAGAAGGAGCGACTAAATAATGGCTCGCATAGTTCTCACTAACGCATTTATCTCCGTCGGCGGAGTGGATCTGAGCGATTTGGTCGCGTCAGTAACACTCAACGAAACATATGACATCGTTGAAACCACCGCATTCTCATCAACAGCAGCAAAGACACGTGTTGCTGGATTAGAAGACAACTCAATCACCCTGGAATTTCACCAGGACTACGCAACCGGCGAAGTAGAGCAGACAATCTACCCACTTCTCGGACAAGCATCAGCAGTGATCGTAAAGCCAAACGGCTCAAGCACCAGCGCATTCAATCCAAGTTATACCTGCTCTGCTATTATTTCAGAGTGGACTCCGATAAACGGATCCGTCGGTGAATTGGCCACAGCATCTGTAACTTGGCCAGTAACCGGAGCAATCACGAAGGCGGTCGCATAATGGCAAGACTTGTACTAACAAACGCATCCGTTGTATTCGGAAGCACCGATCTGAGTACATATATTTCAAGCATCACGCTTAATTCAACATACGACATCGTCGAAACCACTGCGTTCGGAAACACAGCAAAGACACGTGTTGCCGGTCTTGCAGACAATTCTGTGACGTTTGAATTTCACCAGGACTACGCAACATCAGCAGTCGAGCAAACAATCTATCCGTTGCTCGGAACAGCAGTCTCAGTCGTTGCAAAGCCGGTCGCCGGAACAACAACAGCAGTGAATCCGCAATACGCGTTCTCTGCTCTTGTTTCAGAATGGACTCCGCTAAATGGATCCGTCGGCGAGTTAGCAACAGCATCTGTAACTTGGCCGATCTCCGGCGCAATTACGAAGACAACAACCTAAAGAAAGTAGGGGGAAAAGATGGATGGATTAAATATCAAAGTCAAGACGACTGATGGCGTGGAAAAAACGTTCTCATTGCGACCACGCATCATCGTCGACTTCGAACAGAAGTACGGCAAAGGCCTAGCCAAACTCATCGGCGAAGAACAGAAGCTCGAACATATCTATTATCTCGGATGGCTTGCACTTAAATCCAACGGAGTAATCGTGAAACCGTTCGGCCCGGAGTTCTTAGATACGCTTGAAGGAGTGCAACTAGATACAGACCCAAATTCAGAATCCACAGAGATAGCCTGACATATTCAATCGCAGCAGTTTCTGTGGAGACAGGAATAGATCCGATTGCTTTATTAGATGCGCCAGATGGCATCCTTGAAGCGATCGTGATTTATCTTAAGGAGAAGGCAAAGGCGGCAAACAAACATGGCCAATGAAGTCGTTGTAATTAGCGGCATCAAAGAAACCACCGCCGCCTTGAAGAAATTCGACAAGGACGCAGCTCGTCGGCTTAACAAAGTAATCAACGACGAGCTGCGCCTAGCCGAAAATGCAGCCAAAGAACAGATCCCGGACAAACCCCCAATGAGTGGATGGCGATCAGTAGCGCCAAAGAACCCACGAAAGACCACCAGAGGCGGTGAGGGTTGGCCAGCGTGGGATCCGCAAGCAATCCGTCAGGGCATTATTAAAACTCGCTCAGAAGGCCGCGTGAGAGCCGATTACACCACCAGCGCAGGCGCACTATTTAACAAGACCGCCTCCGGCGTTATCTTTGAAGTTGCAGGACGCAGGACGCCAGGGCAAGGAACCGGACGCAAAATGATCGGCAACTTGAATGACCGCTTCCGCAAAGCCAGTCGCGGAATATGGGCCGTCATTGACCGCGATCGCCCTCGAATTTACGCAAATATCAGATCAGCAATGGACGACGCACAGAAGACCCTGAAAGCCAATCTAAATAAAGAGAAGGGATAACCGAGCATGGCGATAGGCGCAGTAGTAGCCCGGATTGTTACCCAATATTCAGATAAAGGCAGCAAGGCAGCAGCTCGAGATATCAACAAACTCGGCAAATCTTTCGACAAATTCGCAGGCCAAGTAAGCAAGGCGTTCGGATTAGCGGCAGCGGCAAGCGCAGCATTCGCGATCAAGATCGGAGTCGACTCCGTCAAGGCGGCAATCGCAGACGAAAAATCTCAGACGCTTCTTGCCAATTCGCTCAAGAACACCACCGGAGCAACAGACGCAGCGATCGCAGCAACCGAATTATTTATAGATCAAATTCAGCGCACATTTGGAGTCGTTGATGACGACTTGCGACCAGCCTTAGCAAAACTATCAAGCGTGACCTCATCACTTGCAGATGGTCAAAAACTTCTTGGACTTGCCCTTGATGTTTCAGCAGGCGGATCCGTCGATTTAGGTTCAGCAACAAATGCAGTAACAAAGGCGCTACAAGGAAACTACAAAGCGCTCAGAAATCTCGGCGTGCCAATTACAGACGCAATGGTCAAATCCAAAGACCTCAACGCCGTCCTTGCATTGACCGCAAAGACATTCGCTGGCGCTGCGGCAGCAAGAGCAAACACCTTTGAATTTAGAATGAAACGCTTGGCGATCGCATTTGACGAAGCCAAAGAAACGCTCGGAACAGCACTTCTGCCTGTGCTTGAAGAATTATTCACAGTGATGATCACTAAAGTCATCCCGGCAATACAAACATTTCTGAACGAAAATGGAAATAAACTTGTTGCAGTTATGACACAGGCAATCAAAGCCATTGTCGGCTTTGGATTTGCTATCTTCAAAGTCTTCGCATTCGTAGCAAAGCACAAAGAAGTATTCGTAACACTTGGCGCGATATTTGCCGCAACATTTGTAGCCAGCAAGGTGATCGCATTCGTTACAGCGATACAAGGACTCGTCAAGGCTTATCAAGCGATTAGAGCAGCAGCGATCGGAGCAGCGGCGGCACAGGCAGCAGCCACCGGCGGAATTTCAGTCGCAGCAGCCGTCGCAGGCGTCGCCGCATTCACAGCCACACTCGGCGGTCTTTATCTTGTAACCAAGAAGGCCAACAGTGAGATGAATAAACTGGAAAGCACAGGCGAAGATTTAGAATTCTCATTTGATGGATTGAATGGAACCACCGAAGACTTTATGAAGAGTCTCAGCGGCCTTAACATTGACCTCGGCAAAGCCGGAAAGAATACAAAAGCGCTCACAGCAGCAGACCTCAAACTTATTGCAACACAGAAGGCGCTTGCAGCCCTGCGCAAGTTTGGAATCAAACCAACAAACGAAACAGATCCGATCCAACTTGAAGCGGCACGACTCAACCTTGTAAAGCAGGCAAACCTTCAAGAAGCAGAACGAGTCAAGGCGATCCTCGCAAACCTTGAAGCGCAACTCAAGGCAAACGATGCGATCAAGCGATACACCGATCTGCTCGGCGTTGTTGCAGATTCCAAGATTTCACCAGAAGAAGTAATCGTCTTATCCCAGAAGTGGGGAATCAGCAAAGACGCCGTCATTGCTTACACCGGCGCGATCTTTGCAGTCAACGATGGCAAGATTTCCACAAGAGAAGTCGGCGCACTTGCAACTCAGTGGAACGTAACCACAGCACAGGCGCAGATGTATCTAGAATTCTTCGCCGCGCTCAACGACGGCAAACTTTCAGATGATGAGATCAATAAACTTGCAACTAAATGGAATCTGACAAACAAAGAAGTAGCAGATTATTCAAAGAAGATCGCAGATGGAGTAACACCTTCTGCGCTTTGGCCAGCACCGGGAGATGCAGCGGCAAAATCATGGAAAGACGCGCTCGACGCGCTCAATAAATACGTTGCAGCTTCAGGCGCAAAGATTGAAGCGCCAGTAACGCCAGCGCCAGTAGCAGGAACGCCACTACCGCCTGGCTTCAAGCCAGAAGTTGTATTCCCAGTAAGCCCAATCAAGCCAGGAGATTCAGGATTTATCGGGCCTGTTGCTCCAAAGGTAACGACGCCAGCACCATCAACCAGCAACTTCACCACCCAGGGCTTGATCAACAAACTCAACCGGATGCCGATGTTGGCAGACGGCGGCATCGTTAACAGCCCCACAGCAGCCTTGATCGGCGAAGCAGGGCCAGAGGCCGTAATTCCACTCAACCGGATGGGATCGATGGGCGGATCAACCCTCAACATCGTTGTAAATGGCAGCGTTACCAGCGAAGGCGACCTCGTCAACGCCATCCGCAACGCCATTCTTCAGGGCCAAAATAATGGCCAGGCGATCACAAAGACAGCGATCCAACTCTAATGGCAGGCATTCCACAGCTCGGCGCGACAATTGACTTCGTGAACGGCCCGGCGTTTATTTCGACAGCCTTCACCCTTGACGACGCAATCAAGGGCGTATTAGGAACAGGGCAGCTTGCAGACGCAGACGACTCGGTCGACATTTCAGACATTATTCTGCGCTCATCAATTCGAAGAGGCCGCAACCGCATTCTGAACAAGTTTGAAGCAGGAACGGCCGTCGTTGAGATCAAAGACGAAACCGGCGACTGGAACCCGGCCAATACCGCAGGCCCCTACTACGGCAAACTCGTACCCTTGCGTAAGATCCGAATCTGGGCAGATTACGAAGGCGTTCGCTATTACCTTTTCTCAGGATTTATCACCAGCTACGACACCACCTTTGCACTTGGAGCCGATGAAGTTTCCAGGGTGATCCTGCAATGCGTCGACGGCTTCCGCCTTCTCAATAACGCAGCGATTAGCACAGTGCCAGATACCGGAGCAGGGCAACTAAGCGGAACGCGCATCAACAAACTTCTAGACGTTGTCGACTGGCCTCAATCGCAAAGAGACATCAATGCCGGAGACAGCACGATGCAGGCAGATCCGGGAACACCAGATCGCACCGTTCTAGAAGCAATTCAAGAGGTGGAAAATAGCGAATTTGGCGGCTTCTTTCTGGATGCCGAAGGAAACGCAACCTTCTACTCCAGAACCACAGTCAGCCAGTACGCAGACTCAACCCCGACAGTTTTCAGCGACGACGGCACAGGAATCGGATATGCCCAGATTGATCTGGCTTTTGATGACACCCTGATCGTAAATAACGTCTCGGTTCAAAGATTAAACGGCACAAACCAGATCGTAAGCGATCAGACATCAATTGATAACTACTTCATCCATTCAGGAGCCAGAACTGGCATTCTGGTGCAGACAGACACAGAATCACTAGACCAAGCAACGATGATCTTGCAATCGCGCAAGAATGCAACGCTTCGCATTGATTCAATGACGCTCAACCTTGTCGACGATGGTCAGGAAGCACGCAACATCGCCGGCGTTAATTTGGAGATATTCGACCTGGTCAACGTTACAAAGGCGATGCCTGGATCAACATCAATCACCAGCGAATTATTCGTACAAGGACTGCAACACGACATAACAAGGACAACATTCACCACTAAGATACTGACGAGCGAACCCATTATCCAGGCGTTTATTCTCGACAGCACATCGCAAGGAATTCTGGGCGTCGCAGGCGTTCTCAGTTACTAACAAGGAGAAATCATGGCAGGAGCAGGCTACAAGTTATTCGCAACAGGAGACGTGCTGACAGCAGCGCAAGTAAACACTTACCTGATGCAACAGACGGTGATGGTTTTCGCATCTTCAGCAGCTCGAACCGCAGCACTCAGCGGAGTAGTTTCAGAAGGCATGCTGACATATCTCCTAGATACAAATTCTCTAGAATATTACGACGGAGCCGCATTCCAGCCAGTAAGCAATCCAGGAGATATCACCGGAGTAACAGCAGGAACAGGACTCACCGGCGGTGGCACTTCAGGATCCGTAACGCTTGCCATTGATTCAACCGTTGCCACTTTGACCGGCAGCCAGACATTGACCAACAAAATCCTTCTTAGCCCAGAAGAGCGAACCACAGTCGCAGCTACGGCAGCCACAGGCACGATTGCATACGACGCCATAACACAGGGCGTCCTTTATTTCACCAGCAACGCCAGCGCAAACTGGACGCTCAACATTCGGGGAGATTCAGGAACCACACTCAGCTCAATATTGGCCGTAGGAGATGCGATCACAGTGACTCATCTCGTTACACAGGGAGCAACCGCGTACTACAATAGCGCGGTGCAGATAGACGGATCAGCAGTAACACCGAAGTATCAGGGCGGAACAGCATTCGCCGCCGGCAACGCCTCAAGTATTGACGCCTACGTTTACACAGTCGTCAAGACAGCGGCGACGCCGACATACACCGTATTCGCAAGTCAGACGAAATTCGCATAAGGGGAATCAATGTCACCGATACTAGGAGCAAGGGGCGGATTAGCCGCGAGCGCTTACGGTTTCACTTCGGCTGTTGCTGGCCTGGGTGATTACGAGTCTATTGCTAGTGCAAGCGGAACAGGCTCAAGCGGAACTATTACATTTAGCAGTATTCCTAGTACTTATAAACATCTTCAATTAAGAGTATTCTCTGCAACTTCTCGCGTTGGCGGTGCAAGTGGTTCAGGCGCTCTGCAATTCAATAGCGATACAACTGGCACAAATTATTACACGCACGCTTTATACGGTCAAGGTTCGTCTGCCGCAGCTGCCGCTTTCAATGAAAATTATGGACTTTGGTATTACGGTTCAACTACAACCTACGTTGCTGGAGTTATTGATATCTTAGATTATGCCAATACGAATAAATACAAAACTGTCAGAGAACTAATTGGTTTTGATGAAAACGGTTCAGGACAGATAGCTTTGATTTCAATGCTGTGGAAAAATACTGCAGCTATATCAACACTCGTCCTGACAGCGCCTTCCTATAACTTCGGTTCAAACGCTCGCTTCTCACTGTATGGGATTAAATAATTATGCCTCAAACTTACGAACCAATAGCGACTACAACACTTGGCAGCGCGGTTGCTTCTTATACTTTTAGCAGTATCCCTGCAACTTACACAGATCTAGTCTGCGTTATTGACGGCACTATTGCAGCAACAGCAGACAACTCTATTTATTGGCGAGCCAACGGAGACACATCCACTAACTACTCCGCAACAAGAGTGAGCGGTAACGGCTCGGCGGCTGCAAGTTATAGACTCTCTAATGAAACTGCCGCACTAGCTGGATTTATTGGAACAACAAGTCAAAGCACACAAATTATACAGTTTATGAATTATTCCAACACAACAACTTATAAAACAAGTCTGTCACGGGGCAGTTACTCGGCTCAAAATGTGGGAGCCTTTGTCGCAATGTGGCGTTCTACTGCTGCAATAACTTCGCTAACTTTTTTTACGCCTGGTCAAAATCTTAATACTGGCATGACTTTAACCATATACGGAATTAAGGCGGCATAATGGCTAACACTTATGTAAAGATAGCAAGTTACGCGGCTACTGGGTCAGTTGCCAGCATTGATTTTACTTCTATCCCTAGCACCTACACCGATTTAATTCTAAAGATAAGCGGCCGAATTAGCATCGCACAAATCTATGGCGCTTTCTTACTCAATATTAACGGACTAACTACTAACCGAACCTATCGCTATGTTGAAGGTAACGGCGCAGCCGCCTCATCAGGGTCAGGCACTAATACAAATGTCTCAACCGGACAAGGCAACAGCACAACTGCTAGC